CTCGCAATCTTCAAGAAGGCGAACTCGGCCGAGCTGATGTTATAAGTCACCCATTACCTTTTCATGTTGCAGTCAAAAAAGAAGATATGCCTCCGTTTCCTACGGTTGCTACATATGATGCTAAAGTATGGGCTTTTATAAATAAGGATGGGAAAAAACGTCGCCTAATGTGGAGTGTTGGGCGTGATCCTATTTTACATGATTCAACAATTATTACCCGAACCGATTCCTGGCGTCCTTGGAAAAAGGATATTATTGCATAAACATCATATTATTCCTAAACATGCTGGAGGAATAGATGACGCATCGAATATCATAGAATTGACTATCGAACAACACGCTGAAGAACACCGAAAATTATTTGAACAATATGGACGTTGGCAGGACTATGTCGCTTGGCAAGGCCTTTTAGGCAGAATAGGTAAAGAAGAGATACACAGAATGGCAGCTTCAGAAGCAAATAAAAAAAGAAAACGAACTTCAAAAGAATTTCAAAAAGGATGGGAAACTAGAAGAAAAAAGGGATGGAAACCATCTGAAAAGGTAAAAGAAAGTGTTAGTAGAGCACTTAAAGGAAGACCAAAGGGTCCATGCAGTAAAAAACATAGAGAAAACATTTCCAAATCAATTAAAACATTATACGATTCAGGTCAATTGAAAGGTAGTTTTCCCAATCACGATGGAACAAAATGGTGGAATAATGGTGTGATGAATAAAAGATCGATTGAATGCCCAGGGGAAGAATGGGTGCTTGGACGTTTAGGTGATCCTAAACGTTTTACACCTAAGAAATGGAAGAAAGATTTGCAATGAATATAGACTATCCTCGTACAGATAGAACAGTCAAGATCCTTAATAAGAAGCCCGAGCTATCATGGATGTGGACATGGACTCAGGAAGAACGTGATGCTAAATTCTTCGAGTTCTGCCGAGTCTTTGACAAACGTGAAGATGATTTGCTCTTCAATGATTTTCAGATCTTCTCTCATCGTCTTCATTGGCATGAACATCCTTTTGTTGATGTCATGCGGAACGTGGTGGATCCCAAGGAACGCCTATTCTATACGTTGGTGTTCTCGTTTTCAAATGAACATTGGGGAACACTCACCACACTGATCGATCATGGCATTGAGGCCACACGTGGGCGCTTCAAAGAGAGTCGTCATGCACGTTCGGATCTTTTTCAGATCTATTATCCTAAGGATACGGACGTCAAGGAATGGTTGCTAACCGGTCCATTGAAGGCCGCTAAAGCTTTGAGTTCTACAATCTCTAATGGTAAGCGTTATACGATGATGCAGTTTGCCAAGATACTCGAGGCACATTTTAAGACTGAGCAGAACTTTCGTTCGCCTTTATATCCATGCAAAAATGCCGCACGATATTTAGCAATGGCCTATCCACATATCGTCGATCCGGAGTCGATCCTTTTTGGCGGAACAGGATTTTTCGATGGACTATTTCAATATACAGAAGAGGAGTTTAATGGCAGATGCAAATACGAGATCGATGCGGACGGTCAATTCATTCCTCACAACAAAGCTTGTGCGAAGTGGCTTGATTGGATGGATTACTATGCCAAGCATTCTGACAATCCAATGAAGGAGCAAAGATATTTGAACATAGAGGATAAACTATGTTTTGCATATAAGCACATTGCGATTACACATGGAGTCAAGAATCCTACCAAAAGAATTCCATATCATTGGATTTTCCCAATGGATTTCAATCTAAATAAAGGTGGCCGTACTTTGAATGGATATACGACCGAACATCTCTGGAATGATAAGCATTCGACGACACCATCATTGCTTGATTTAATCGGATCGTAAAATAAATGTTTACGTTATGTATGATCATGGTATGATTTTGATTTAATGAAAGCTTTAGTAACAGCACCCTTTATTCCAATCGTCCCTCGTCTGGCATCTCATCGCTCATCACAGGGGGTCATCTATGCCGATCAGATTCGTCAGACCGAAGAATATGAAGTTGTTGACGTAAATTGGGGTGGTAATGCTCATGAAAATCACAACGATTATGATGTCGTCTATGTTTATTGGGGAAGTGATTGGACCGGCGGATTGAATCTCTTCGGCGGCATCAAGGCTTTTCCGTATGCTTGGAATATTCGTAACTTCTCGAAGTTCAAAGGCAAGGTCTATTCATTGGCTCTTGATTTTCCAGAGATCGATGTAATGATCGCCGAACGGATCAAAGTCGCTCAGTCCAAGAGTGGCGAGATTCAGTCCGAATGGCTCGAGGTCGATATCAAGAATCTCGAGAGAATGCGAAGGGAATCTACTCGAGTCCGCTTTCCTTTCATCACGGACAAGGTGGTGATTGGTGACTCTCATTCGATCTGTATGCATCGTCCAGGATGGACCGTGAACTCAGTTCCATTCAAGACACTTAATGGGGCATTGAATACTGGACTTCAGACCTTCATCGAGGAGATCCAGTCCATCGATAAAGTTACGGCCGCGGAGTTCTATTTTGGCAACATTGACGTGCGTCATCATCTGTGCCGTATTGAAGGTAATCCGATCGAGAATGCCAAGAATCTGGCCGAACGCTATGTTAATGCGGTCAAGGCTTTGCCTATTCATGATAAAGCCATCTATGAGTTGCTTCCGATCGAAAACGAATCCCGTAAATTGCCACAGACTGGATACTATAAGGGTAAACCATTTTGGGGGAGCTGGATTGAACGTAATAGTGTCCGGCATGCTTTCAATGATTATTGCGAACTTTTATGCAAGCAGAATGGCATTCGATTTATTCGTTGGACTGATTATCTTTTGAACTCAAAGTTTGAGCTTGACTTCAAGTATATGGAGAAGCCACATTCGATTCATCTCTCACGCGAATTCTATCCGCATTGGACTGGAATAGATAAAACTAGAATATGTGAAGTACCACATAAACCGGCTTTATTAGAAGTAACACATAACACACTAGATTCTTTTTTTGAATGACTTCGAAAAATAATTACTTAGTCCGTGCGCTGGATAGTATAAATACCAGCACATGGACTCAATAATCAAATCAGAAGGTTACGTATATCATATTCAAAACCCAAACAATCCATCGATAGAAGAAGGATATATTGGTGTCGTAAATGCCAAAAAGGGCGTTTATCAAAGATTTCGCGAACATTCTACCGACTGCAATCACATGAGATCGCGTATAAGAGAAAATAGTTTAACTTTTGAAAAACACGTTAAAATTATATTTCAAGGATCATTAAAAGAATGCTATATGAAAGAACATGAATTGAGACCGTCTCAAAAAATAGGATGGAATATAGCTAGTGGTGGAGCTGGATGTAATTACAAAAGTGATATCGATGATCTATCTAAATATCGTTCTGATATTCAGAAACAGAGAATGGAAGATGAAGATCTAAAACGCCGTCAAGGTGAATCATTCAAAAAGAATTATTATGCAAATGAAGAAGTTCAAAGGATTCGAAGCGATCGGGCAAAGCAACACATGTCGGATCCTGAAAAACGAAATAAATGCCTAAATGCAATGCATAAAAAAATTAAATGTCCTCATTGTGAATATGAAAATAATGCAGGAAATGTGAAGTTGCATATTAAAAGAAAACACTCAAATGATTAAACATGCCAGCATCGTCCCATTGATCGGAGGTAATACACTAGCTTCTCAAAATATCTTTGGGACTCGACCAGATTATCTTCTATCATATTCACCGTTCAAAGCAAATGATTCTCATCTGCTTAACTATTACAATAATGAAGTGCCTTATATTCTATTAGATGAAGGTGGCAAGCATCCTCATTATGTCGATGTTGTTACAACATGTTGTCCATGCGCAGGTCTTTCGGCTCTATCGCCTACAGCATCCGGAACCAGCGCAATGAATGAGTGGATGTTCAAATCAGCTGAGTATGTCCTGACCAATATCAAGCCTCAAGTGTTCTGGGGAGAGAATGCGCCACGTCTGGCATCCAAGCTTGGTGAACCAGTTGTTGCTCGTCTTCGTCAGATCGGTCAAGAGAACGGATATACTTTCTCGATATTCAAGACCAAGTCTGAGGTGCATGGATTATCACAGGTCCGAGAGCGTACATTCTATTTCTTCTGGAAGAGTGATCGAATTCCATTGCTCGAATATACCGATCATTCTATTCGCGAATCCATCGAAGACACGATCGATCTGGCCAAGAACGCGGCCAAGGATGATCCAATGTCGAATATTTTGGCTTCTAAAAAAATTCCGTCTCAGGATCCATATTATCGATATCTTCTCGAAGAGATTCATGGAGGCATCTCGCATAAGAAATACGCACAATCGCTCAAGCGTACATCTAATGTTCTTCGTGCAATTGAAGCCACTCCTGGCCATGATTATATGAAAGTCTCCGAATGGATGGCCAAGAATGGATTTGCCAAATTGGCTGAACGTTCCAAGGGTATGCACATGAAGCTTGGTATGGGTGGAAACATCATGCGCAAGCAGATTGAGGTTCCATGCGATATCATCGGTGCCTTTGTTGGTCATATGCCAACTATGCTTACTCATCATCGTCATGATCGCTTCTTGACAATACGTGAATGTCTATCGATCATGAAGATGCCTCTGGACTTTCAGCTCTTGAATCCGGTACGTAACATCAATCATATCTGTCAAAACGTACCAGTCACAACAGCCGAGCATCCGGCGCGAATGGTTAAGATGTTTCTTGAGAATAAACTTCCTATGGATAATTACTCCGAGAATTTTTTGATTCAAGATAATGTTCGAAAGAACATTGTCGGAAGTACATCATCATTGGAAGCCTTCATGTAATGTAGGAAACAATTGATTGTACTTCTGATAGTTTTGGTTTATAGTATCATACATATTTTATGGCTAACTCAACATCACTACTCGAACGCCTGAAGAAGGCATCTAAAATCGACGGCGCGGAAGTCATGGCGGATTCCAAGCTGTTTGGCAATAAAGAATTCGTCAAGACGGAGGTGCCCATGATCAACGTGGCATTATCCGGCGACATGGATGGCGGACTTAGTTCTGGTCTTACGGTCTTAGCTGGTCCATCAAAACACTTCAAAACATCCTTTGGTTTGCTCATGGTGGCGGCATATCTGAAGCAGCATTCGGATGCCGTGTGTATGTTCTATGATTCTGAATTCGGTTCTCCTCAATCATACTTTACATCCTTTGGCATTGATACTTCCCGCGTATTACATACGCCTGTGACTAATGTTGAAGAACTTAAGTTTGATCTAGTGTCACAGCTTCAGAACATCAATCGCGGAGATAAGATCATCATCATGATTGACTCCATTGGCAATCTGGCATCCAAGAAGGAAGTTGAAGATGCCATCAATGAAAAATCGGTTGCAGATATGACTCGAGCCAAAGCGCTGAAGGGCCTTTTCCGTATGGTCACTCCAATGCTGACATTAAAGGATATTCCTCTTTTGGCCGTGAATCATATTTACATGACACAGGAAATGTATTCTAAGCCTGTTGTCTCTGGTGGTACCGGCATCTATTATTCTGCAGACAATATCTGGATTATTGGCCGCCAGCAGGACAAAGACGGTGATGAAATGAAGGGATATCACTTTATCATCAATATCGAGAAGTCCCGCTTTGTCCGTGAGAAGTCCAAGATTCCCATCTCGGTTTCATGGGAAGGTGGCATTGAACGCAACTCCGGACTACTGGATGTGGCAATAGACGGAGGATATGTAAACAAACCTCAGGTTGGTTGGTATGTTGCATACGATCCCAAGACCAAGAAGGAACTGTCTAAGAAGCTTCGTGCGGATCAAACTTTTGATGATTCATTCTGGAACACCATCTACGAGAAGACTAATTTCAAAGAATATGTTAAAAACCGCTATGCTATGGGTCACAAGGAAATGCTTGCGTCTCATAAGGTTCATGGGCCTGAAGACGAGTCCGATTGAGGATATTGATTATCAGCTTGGTTTCTTTGCTAATGTACAAGGAACCAATGCCATGGTAGAATTATTGACAGGTCCTTTCAAAGGAACTGTTTATAGTTATGATTGGGTAAAGGTGACCGAAGAACCTTCACTAGGTATAGCAAAATTATCTTTTCATTTTACGATCATTCATGGCGTAAAATATCAGAATGATTCTGCGTTTCATCATCATGCCGGTGACGTTCTTAGATCGATCATGATCAGTAAAGAACCTCGTATTGGTAAATTAAACGAATTAAATAATGGAAGCAAATCTACAAAAGCTGATTCTACAATCCTTCATACATGATGAAGGATTTTGCCGCAAGGCAATGCCACATGTCAAACCGGAGTATTTTGAAGACGGACAGAAAATTGTATATGATCTGATCATTCATTTCATATTGAAATATAATAAGCTTCCGACATCATCAGCATTATCAATTGAGCTTCAAAATTCTACCAAAGGTTCACTTGGAAATGATCGCAATCAGGCGATGGAGATCATACGTGATATTGAGATACCCGAAAAGGTAGACATTGATTGGCTCCTTCATCAAACCGAGAAGTGGTGCCAAGAACGATCGGTCTTTCTGGGCGTCATGGAATCAATTGCGATCATTGATGGTAAGCGCAAGGATGTTGCTCCGGGTATGATTCCCAGCATTTTGCAGAAGGCGCTATCAGTCACCTTTGATACCAATGTAGGCCATGATTATATTGATAATGCATTGGACCGTTACGAGTATTATCATAAGAAAGAAGCCCGCATTCCATTTGACATTGACATGTTCAATTCCATCACTCGCGGTGGAATTCCAAAGAAGACTCTGAACATTATCATGGCTGGTGTGAATGTGGGTAAAAGTCTGGTCCTGTGTCATTTGGCCTCGTCTTACCTCTCACAAGGAAAGAATGTCCTATACATTACTTTGGAAATGTCCGAGGAACGCATTGCCGAACGTATTGATGCTAATTTATTTGATGTGACTCTAGATCAAATAGAGTCCTTACCCAAAGATGTCTTTGAATCCAAGGTCAAGAAGATTGCCGCCAAGACTCATGGCAAGCTTATCATCAAGGAATATCCTACGGCGGCCGCACACTCTGGTCATTTTCGAGCCTTGCTCAATGAACTTAAATTGAAGAAGAACTTCATACCTGATATTATCTTTATTGACTATATTGGCATCTGTGCATCGGCTCGAGTCAAAGGATTATCTGGTGCCGTAAACACCAATTCATTTGTCAAAGCAATCTCTGAAGAGCTTCGTGGCCTGGCCATTGAATTCAATGTGCCTATCTGGACTGCCACACAAGTGAATCGAAGTGGCTTTTGCTCCTCAGATCCGGAGATGACGGATATTGCGGACTCGTTTGCTTTGACTGGAACGGCAGACTTCATGATATCATTAATCGAAACCGAACAACTCGAGAAGCTCGGCCAGTATTTGGTCAAGCAGCTTAAGAATCGCTACAACAACAAATCAAACAATAAAAGATTTATCATCGGAGTCGATAAATCCAAGATGCGTTTATATGATGTGAATGCATCTGGTCAGAATAGCATGACTACTCTAAATGACTCGAATGAATCTTCTCAATCCAGCAATCCAAAGCCATGGGATAAGGGTAGAAAGATTGTATCAGTCGCAAATATCAGAGTATAAATTATTATACTATATCATATGAAAAATACTGTTGAATTGTTAGGGTATTATGGCTCAGATATAACACATGCTCAATCGGCATGGACGTCCACTATTCGAGAATTGTCCAATGAAAAAATACAACGCATTCCTAAATTACTTAAAATGCTGGCTGAACAAGGGCATCATTCTGTCTTTGAAAAGTCTTCTCTACATTTTCTTGTTGATTGTGATATTGCCTCCCATATTCATCTTCTTAAGCATCGCATTGGCGTTAGCATCAATGGCGAATCGGCGCGATACAAAGAACTGAAAGAAGACAAGTACTATTTGCCTGAAGATTGGAAAGGCATTAAACAATTGAAAGGTTGGAAATCTGCAGACTCATATCAGAAGTATTGGACGGATCGTCTTGAAGTATACACACAACTTGGTAATGAGCTCTATCATGCTTGTTTAGAGGATCTGGAACCTGTCTTGGGTCGTAAACGTGCCAAAGAATCCGCTCGCTTCTTCAAGACTTACAATTCGCAAATTCAGGCCGATGTGATGTTCAACTGGAGATCATTTCATCATTTTCTGCAGCTTCGAAATAAGCCAGAAGCTCAGTTGGAGATTCGTGAGATAGCCTCTGAGATGCTGAGACTGATAAAGAACATTGAAGGCAATCCATTTGAACATACAATCACGGCTTTTGGATATTAAATAAAGGAACAATCAAGATGCTTCTTCGTAATTTTGCCATGTACAAATGATATAAATACTATAGACTAGCAATATGAAAATTAAAACACTTGCGCTTATCACATCGTTCACTGTATTATTTGCTACGGTTAGTAATGCAGGATTCAATATCTCTGTAGGAGTCTATAGTCCGATGCCTTATGTGGCATATGTTCCGCCAGTATGTGCGCCGGTGTATGTTCCGACTCCATGTTATACTGCTCCGACTCCGGTTTACTATGGTGTCACATACAGCTCTGGTTATAATACACATCGCATGCCTCGATCTTCGTATCAATCCGGCTGTGTGGCGGTTCCTAATATTGTAATGAGAATGAATCCTAATGGTTCTTATTACTACGAAAGGCACGTCTCTCATTCTAGGTACTAAGTAATATTCAACACAATGTCAAAGCCCATATGCAATTGCATATGGGCTTTTTTTATTGACAAATCTTATGTGGTATAAATATATTATATCACATGAAATCATTCAAATCTTATCTTAAAGAAGGACTATCACCTGCCGGTTTGCATAAAGCGGCAATTCTAATTAAATCTTATCTGCATCGTAAACTCAATGCGGAGCTTTTCAATTTTCCCGACGCTGAAGAATATAAGAATGAGAATGGTCATGGATATGGCATTCGCTTTTTTATTCCATCAGGCAATCGCTCGATTCGTATCAACTGGTCGGCTCCTAATTCCATTGGCCTGACCGGAGTAGAGTCGGCTGATATCTGGTTGGATTCCAAGACTCCATATCACGTCAAGTTTGACTCTCAGACTTCCTTGGCTCAAACTCTTCCGGTGATTGCTGATATTCTTAGTGGTGATACCAAGTCCGGTCACTTTTTGACTCCTCCAGCCAAGATTGATTTGAATGAGTCTTTGAATATGGAATTGTCCTCGAGGCTCATTCTCGAATCGATTCATCCAGAAGATGCTTATGATGGTATCGTGGCGATGATCAAGGATAATAAGTTTAAGAAATATGGTCCTGGATCTGCTTATGATCAATATCGTAAGACCGGTGAGTTGATCTTCAATGCTTTGGTCAAATCATTTCCCAAGCTTATCGTCAAGAAAGGTCAAGCTTATACATGGACTGGTTCGTCCAGCGATATTCGTGAATTGGTCATTGCTAAGTCGAAGATTCTCTCGGACATCGGATGCACCGGTGCCTCGGTTTCCCGTGGATCATCCGAAGAGAATTACAAAGAAGATTCCAAAACCGAGAAGTTGATTGAGCGTTTGCCGTTTAAGACTCAATTGGCCGATCTTAGGCATTTGATTAAGATGACGATCGGTGGATCATCTAACGCACTCTTTGTGGCTGGTCGTGGTGGTGTTGGTAAGACGCATACGGTCGAAGAAGTTCTTGGTGAACTCGGTCTTAAGGATGGCAATGGTTATTTTAAGAATACTGGTACGGCATCTCCGGCCGGTCTGTATACTCTACTCTTTCGATACAAAGACGGCGTGGTCCTGTTCGACGATTCTGATGACGCGCTAAAAGATCAAGAAGCACGGAATATTCTTAAGGCGGCTACGGATACCAAGAAGATTCGTAAGCTCGTCTGGAATAAACGTGGATCTAATGTTGTGGATCCGGATGACGAACGTTCAGATGAAGAGATCTTGGATGCTGGCGAAATTCCTCGTTACTTTGAGTTTACCGGCAAGGTTATCTTTATCTCGAATCTAAACATGGACAAGCTCGATCCGGATGGCGCCATCCGTACGCGTGCTTATATGATTGACATCAATCCTACGGATGAAGAAGTCTATGACTACATGGAAGAGATCTGTGACAAGGTCCCTCTTCAATCCGGTCTCTCATTGAGCCATGATGAACGCCTGAAGGTCATCAAGATTCTTCGTGAAGGTA